AAAAATTCTCAAAGAACGCACAGCTGCCAAACTGATGTACGGTTTCTCCGGCGGGCTGTTTGCCATTGATAGAAATCTGTTGACATTTGTTGAAATGCTGTGTAGCAAAGGCAGAGTTTCTGGAACAGTGCTGTTGGACAGCAACGAAAATCCCATTTTGATAGAAAATCTAGAAGCTTTTCGTGATGAAATCTTCAGCAGATATTTCGAAGTCACTAATGAATACTTTCAAGAATTTGATAAAATCAAGAAATCTAGATCTGTAGAAAAACTTATCACACAATGACCAATGGCATTTTAATTTTCGCACACAATAATCGTGAAGTAGATTATGGATTATTAGCAGTGATCAGCGGCGGTCTTGCAAAAAAACATCTTAATGTTCCAGTTTCATTGGTCACAGATCTCAGCACCAAGGAATGGTTGATTGAATCACATACATGGCAGCAGGTTGAAACAGTATTCGAGCATGTGATAATTGTAGATAAACCTGTCACAGATAATCAACGTGGATTACACGACGGTGTAATCAATAAAAAAATACCATTTTGTAATACCAATAGACACTCTGTATGGGACCTCACACCCTACGATAGAACGCTACTGATAGACAGCGATTTTTTGATATTCAGTGATAATCTAAACAAATATTGGAATGTGGAAGCTGACGTAATGATAGGTGATTCGATCAACGATATCTACAGTGAAGAAAGATTAGGCTACCTTGATAGATATGTCTGTGAAACCAGCTGTAAAATGTATTGGGCAACCACAGTGATGTTCACGAAAAATCCACAATCTAAACTGTTTTTTGATACTGTGAATTTAGTCAAAGAAAATTACAAGCACTATGCTGATGTCTTCCGATTCGATCACAGACAATATCGAAATGACATAGCGTTTAGTGTTGCCAAACACATGCTAGATGGATTTGAGAACATGCACACACCAACACTCCCACCCGTGTTATCAGTCATGGACAAAGACATACTCACTGCTGTCGACAAAGACAAATTAACATTCTTGATTGATCATCGATTAGATGCCACATATTGTGCAGCATCTGTGACTGGAGTTGATATACATGTGATGAATAAACAAAGTATATTGAGACATCGACAACAGTTAATGGAGTTGATATGAACTTTGGATATCTGTTGTTTGTAGCACACTATGATGACATTGATTATCTCAAGTGCGCCTATGCTCTAGCTTTGAGTATAAAAACCACTCAAAAACCAGGGTATGACAGGGTGGCACTGGTAATTGACAACAAAGAATCACTTGCAAAATTATCAAGTCCGTGGGTGTTTGACACAGTGATCGAATGGGACCAAGAGAAATATTGGGATGGCAGATCATGGATGGACCAACTGTCTCCGTTTGATCACACAGTATGCCTTGATGCTGATATGTTATTCCTACGAGATTACAGTCATTGGATTGATTATTTTATTGCCAACAGCGAATTGTATGTGGCCAATCAGGTCTATACCTATAGAGGCGAAACAATCACAGATCGCACATATAGAAAAACCTTTGACAGAAATTGTCTGCCGGATTTATACTCCATGTGGACTTTTTTCTCTAAAGGATCTGTGCTATGCCAAGAATTTTTTGAATTAGGTCGACAGATTATAAAAAATCCCCGCGAATTCGCCAATCAGTTTTTAAGTGAACACAGGCCTAAGGTAATTGGCACAGATGAAGCATTCGCATTGGCTGCTAACATACTAGACATCACTGACGACATTGCCTACGATTTACCATTTCCTCGAGTAGTGCATATGAAACCAATGCTGCAAAAATGGCCATGGCCGGCTGATACTTGGAGCGATCATGTGGGATTTTATCTTAATGCAGACGCTAGACTAAAGATAGGAAATTTTCAACAGAATGATATTGTGCATTACGTAGAGAAAAATTTAATCACAAATGAGTGTATACATATCTTGGAGACTAAAGCATGGAAACTATAGAAGATTTTGATAAATGGCTGAGAGAATACAAGCCACCAATTACACAGTATGTAGCGGTGTTTGATCCAAATACGGGTCAAGTTATCAGCGTGGGGCCAGATCATGCTTTTGCAGATCAAAAACATATAGTGCAGATATCACAAGAAATTGCTGAATCCATAATCACAGCTGAAATACAGATACACAACTGTCAAATAAATGTAGAGTCAGGACAGTTAGACATAGCTGAAAAAAAGACACTAAACAAATTAGATGATGTGTTGCATAGAATTCCTGATATCAAATATTCAGATCAAATTGAATCGGATATACATATAACATATAATTCAAAAAACAAATATTTGAAAATTCAACTGTCTACAGAATACGGCGGAACCAAAAAATACAAAGGCAACGACGGAACAAGAAAATTTATTTGGGATGGTAGCACCGATCTGGATTTTTTAATCACAGATTACAACGATCCCAACTTGATTTTTCAGATGTTTTCTGTTAAACTAAATGAACTAATAGGGCATAATGTAACAATTAAAAATATTGACTATGATAAGTTTAGTGTGTATACAAGACGCCTATTTAAAAATTATGTGATTGAATATAAATGAAAGTAATTGAATTTGATGTAGTTTTTTTAAGTTACGACGAACCTAACGCAGATCTGCATTATGCTGACTTGTGTAATAAAGTACCTTGGGCTAAACGTATTCACGGAGTCAAAGGATCAGACCACGCCCATAAAGCCGCAGCAGAAGCCAGTGAAACAGATTGGTTTATCACTGTTGATGCTGATAATATTGTAGATCCTAGATTTTTTAATATCGACCTTGACATGAGTGATCCCAAGATACAGGTCTATGGTTGGTGCGGCCGCAATGCAATTAATGGTCTTCGATATGGCAACGGTGGATTGAAAATCTGGCGTAAAGATTTTGTTCTTAACATGAAAACGCATGAAAACTCCAACAGTGATCGCGGCCAAGTAGACTTTTGTTGGGAAGATGGGTATAGAAATTTTCCATTGACGTTCAGTGAAAGCGTTATCACAGGATCACCATTCCAAGCATGGAGAGCAGGATTCCGTGAAGGTGTTAAGATGACTTTGCTAGACGGGGTCAAAGTTCCTCCTATGGAAATTAAAGAACGCATATGGTGGCACAATATCCATAGACTGCGCATGTGGTCAACTGTGGGTGCTCACGAAGAAAACGGAATTTATGCAGTATATGGTGCTAGATTAGGAACATGGATGGCTAATTGCACACAGTGGAATTATGTCGATGTTCGAGATTTTGAAATACTCAGAGATATATGGAATCAATACGGTAAACCGTATGAAGATGTAAACGGTGATGGTCTAGTAGATGAGATTAAAAATTTAGGCGAAAAAATAAAAATGAGTTTGGGATTAGATTGGCCGTTTCTTGATGCGCAGCAAAGTAAATTTACTTTAGATTTGTATAATGAAACCATGAATCTCAACGACACTTATTTTAAGATGCCGGTGCCAGCCAATGTATGATATTTTTTATGTTTCAAAAGGCGAAGGAAATACTAAAGATTGGAATGCAATAAAGTCTAGGTATCCCCTTGCTCAAAAATTAACAAACATAAAGTCTTACGAAGAAATTCGATCTAAATCTTTTACAAAAATGTTCTGGGTAATCTGGGACGATATAAATCTTACAGAATTTAATTTATTAGATTATAAAGCCACTAAGTGGGATGACATGTATGTTCACGTTTTTAAAAACGGAGAACACTATGATGGTATTTGTTTGTTTCCTAAATCGTTGACGATTTCTCAGCGTGAATTTCATCATAGATTTTTTACAGCTAAAAAAGAAATTGATATTGTTGCTAGTATTCCAAAACAATATAAAACATACAGTCCTAATACATTCAACGAATACCAACACATAACCGACGACATGTTTTGGCTAGTATGGCCAGAAGTTACTGTAACTGACAAATCAATTTTTGACATATATTTTAGTCATCATAATAGTTATGACCGCAGAGAAAATCATGTATTTAAAAATCTCTGCAATAGTGTTGAATCTTATCTCAGCGGAGTAATCCTTTGCAGCAAATATAAACCTTTATCAAATCGAGAGTTTGATAAACAGTATGCTGTAGATAAAAAAGAGCACAACAAAGTTGTCAGCAAATATCAATACCCAGTTTATAAAATTAATTCTTATGCTGATTATTTAGAGATTATTGACAATGAAAAACAACAAATGTTTTGGTGTCAGTGGCCTAGTATAGAAATTATTGACGATACAATATTTGATTTTTATCTTGATCCTAACAATGGTGCATTAGATTATGATAGGCAAGAAAATCATGTATTTAAAAATTTATGCAATGATAAAGAATCATATCTAAGCGGAGTTGTTTTATTTTCTAAATCTAAAATTATTTCTAAGAAAGAATTTGATAGAAAATATTTAATTGACAAAAAAGAACATACCCGCATAGTTAGTAGGTATAGATATAATCGATACAATATTTCCAGTTACGAAGAATATAAACAAATTATAGAAACAGAAACTCAACCTTTATTCTGGGGTATCTGGCCCGAAATAGCTGTTACAGATAATTCTGTTTTTGATTTATATTTTGATCCCAATGACGGAAAATACGATCAAGATAGAAAAACAAATCATATGTTTAAAAATTTGTGTAACGATAAAGAAACTTATCTTTGTGGATTAGTATTGTTTTCAACAACACAAGTTATTTCACAGAAAGAATTTAATAGAAGATATTTAATAGATAAAAAAGAACATGCAGAAGTTGTAAGCCGTTACAGATATAATAGATATGTGTTATCGTCATATGACGAGTATACCGACATTGTTAAAAAAGAAACCCAACCACTATTTTGGGGAATCTGGCCCGAAATAGATATTATCGACGAATCGATATTTGATTTATATTTTGATCCCAATGACGGAAAATACGAACACGATCGAAAAGAAAATCATACATTTAAACACTTATTCAATGAAAAAGAAATTTTTGTTAACGGTGTAGTGTTATTGTCTAAAGATAAAATAATTGGTCAAAGAGAATTTAAACACAGATTTTTAATTGAGAAAAAAGAACATGATAGATTAGTATCTAAACATTCTTTATATGATGTTGTTTTTATTTCTTATAACGAACCCAATGCCGATGAAAACTGTAACAAGTTATTAGAAATGTGTCCAAGAGCAAAACGTATTCACGGAGTTAAAGGAATTCACCAGGCGCATATACAAGCAGCTAAAATGTGCAATACTGACATGATATGGATCGTTGACGGTGATGCTATTGTCGAAAATGATTTTAATTTTAATTTAGTTATGAGTAGTTACGACATAGACTGTGTTCATGTTTGGAAAAGCCGCAATCCTATTAACAATCTAGAATACGGCAACGGAGGTGTTAAGTTATTACCAAGACAATTAACAATATCTGTTGATGTTAATTCGCCCGATATGACCACTAGCATATCGAAAAAATTTAAAGCTATGAATACTGTGTCTAACACGAATTCATTTAACACAGATGAATTTGCTACATGGAGATCAGCATTTAGAGAATGTTGTAAACTAGCTAGTCGTGTAATCGAAAGACAATACGAGGAAGAAACTACACATCGTTTAGATGTATGGTGCTCAGTTGGTGTTGATAAACTATTTGGCAAATATGCAATTAAAGGTGCTCAGGCAGGTAGAGAATACGGCGAAACTAACAAAAACAATCCAGAGGCCCTTAAGAAAATTAATGACTTTGATTGGTTAAAGGAACAGTTCAGTGGAATACAATCGTAATATAAAAGGCAACGAACTTAAAGAGATTAACGGTAGATATGAATCTCGATATCTTGCTGATGCTGACTACGTGTATAAAGAACTAAACAAAGTTAGTCCGAGCTTTTGTCTTGCTAAATGGTATAATGTTAGTCTACACATTCCTACGGGAAAAACACATAGTTGTTATCATCCTAGGACACATCAAGTTCCTTTAGAAGAAGTTCGAATTGATGTTAGTGCATTACATAATACAAAATATAAAAAAGAACAACGCAAATTAATGTTAGCTGGAGAACGTCCTAAAGAATGTGAATTTTGTTGGCAGATAGAAGATAGTGGTACGCAGTTAAGTGATCGTGCATATCGAAGTAAAGATGTTTACGAACACGGTTTAATAGAAGAAGCACAGTTAGTAGAAAATCCTAATCCACGCTACGTTGAAGTAAATTTTAATCAAGCCTGTAATTTTAAATGTAGTTATTGCAGCCCTCATCTAAGTACAGCATGGCACAACGATATTCAACATAACGGTGCGTTTATTTTAAAAGATCGTTGGCACAATGATATTAATTGGATGAAGAGTCTTAACATAGATAACGGGCCAAACAATCCTTACTTGCTAGCGTTCTGGGAATGGTTGCCACAGATATATCCAACACTACATACATTCCGTATGACTGGCGGTGAGCCATTGATGGATAAGAACACGTTCCGTATGTTTGACTATGTTAAAGAACATCCTAAAGAAGATCTGCATCTAAGTATTACTAGTAACTGTTGTCCGCCGGGTGATCAGTGGGCTAAATTTATGACTAGTCTTAAAGAGATTACAGATGTAGATGCAATTGATCATTTTATGTTGTATTGTAGTTTAGACTCTTGGGGTAATCAAGCAGAATATATTCGCAACGGTATGGATTTTAATCTACTGTATAATAATGTATGTGATTATTTGCAAAATAGTGATAAACACAGTTTAACATTTATTATAACTTTTACCGCATTAAGTTATACAGGATTTTATTCTTACATAGAAAATATTTTAAAACTTAGAAAACAATATAACAAAGGACGTCAATTAGTTTGGTTTGATGTTCCACAGTTATTAGATCCTGATTTTTTAAATCCTAAATTATTACCAGAAATGGTTAGTGAATTAGAACGCACTATAGAATTTATGAAATACAATCCTGAAACACGCTGGAACGAATTTAAAGGATTTAGTGATTTTGAAATTAGTAAGGTTCAGCGTTTAATTGATTGGATTAAATCGGATACAGGTTTTAATCGTGAGCTGGCGATGGAAAATTTTTATTTGTTCTTTAGCCAGCATGATGCACGTAGAGATACAAATTTTTTAAATACTTTTCCAGAGTTAGAAAATTTCTGGAAAGAATGCGAGGTAAAATGCAAGAAAGCAATACACAAGCAATGACGATTTTCATATACGGTGATAGTTTTAGCATGTCTAGTGAAGTGAGATGCACTTCGTGGATTGATCAATTACATGGAAAACATCAACTAATAAATCGATCAATTGCAGGTGCAAGCAATCATTATATATTTTTAAGATTCATGGAAGACTTAGACCGTATAACACCTGACGATTTAGTTGTTTTTTGTTGGTCTGAGAATCAAAGATATTATCAGAAAGATTCTAAGAAGACACAAGAAATTCACCAGTTGTATCATAAACACTTTTATAATCAACGTCTTCTTGAAATGCAGTCTGATATGTATTTGGATAAGATCGAAGCGGTTGTTAAAGAACGAAAGATCCGCATGTTGTTTTTCTGGGCTTTCCCTTCCGGATACGGTGATTCGAGCAATTGGGTATCTACTAAATTTGTATCCGAGGATAGCTTAGTTTATTCGCACACATTTGAAAACGAAGTTAGGCCAGCTCTGATATATTTCTCTAGAATAGAAATACCAAAAAAATATTTAAACACAGAAGAAAAACTGCTTGAGTTTGCCTCTAAAGATATGAGACCTAATCATATGGCTAACCAAAAATTGCACGACGAACTATTTAAAATAGTAGATGATGTTTTTCATCATAGACTAGCAGGTCAAATTAATTTAAAATACAGGTTACATAATGAGTCATAAATTACAATATATTAAAAACGTAAGAGATAGATTAAACAAAGTCGGTACGGGATTCTGTGCAATGAAGTGGTTGCACCAAACTCTGTATCTACACACCGGTGATAATCACAGTTGCTATCATCCGCGCCCACATCATATTGGTTTAGATGAAATTGCAGCAGATCCTAGTGCATTACACAATACAAAATGGAAAAAAGAACAGCGTAAAACCATGTTAGAAGGCGGTCGCCCTAACGAATGCCAATATTGTTGGAATATTGAAGATCTACCAGGCGAGCATATCAGTGACAGAATGATACATAGTTCCAGTGATTTCAGCGAACCACTGATTGAAAAAC